CCATAGATGTCGCCAATCTGACCGTTACGGATCGTGTTGCCAGAGCCAGTCTCACCAGTAAAGGCTTGCTCAGTAAACCGAGCCAGACCCATCAGGGTGTTACGAGCAACAGGCGGTACGATGAAGAAACGACCAGACATCGGAACATCAGCATCATCAAGGCGTTGAATAGCACGACGAATACCGTCATCCGTCAGAGCAGTCTCGTTACCAGTGTTGGTGTTGGCAGTTGCGTCAAACGCAGTAGAGCCATCACCACCGATGAAACCATTAGCATAAGTAAAGGTAGCATCAGTACCGTTCCAAGTCCCGCCTTGGGACAAACGACCAAGACGAATCAGATCAGTATCGATCTGCGTAGCCAGTGCATAACCAGCATCATCAGTGTAGAACCGACGAAGCGATGACAGTGCCTGTACTTCAGCAAAGTCCTCGATCAGACGGCTGTACTCATAATGCTTGTTAATCGTGACAGTCTTCTCAGTGCCGCTTTCAGCAACAACAGTAACTTGCGTGTTAGCGGTTTTAGTTGCAGCAGATGCACGAGCAGGAGCAGGAAAGTGAACAACGTCACCTTTCTTACCCTTCATGTTCATCTTCTTAATAAGATTAGCGGCAACAAGATTCTTCTTGTAAGCAGCGATAATCTCGTCACTCCATACTTCAGGAATAAAACCTGCGGTATTGACGTTACTCTGAATTACGTTACCAGAACCAGATCCAAGTGCGGGCATGATAGTTTCCTTTCGAAAAAGTTATTTAGCGAACACGACCTTCACGATATGCTGCCATAATCTCTTCTTGCATCAAATCGTAACGATCGGGGTCATTTTGCATCAGTTTGATAATATCCGCACGACGATAAATCTTCTTGGAAGGAGCCTCATCACTCATCTTAGACGCTACGGAAGAAGCGCTTTTAATCTGACGCTTCCGATCTTCTTTCTCAGCGCTAATGGTAGCATTAGCAGCCTGAGTACGCTCTTTCCAGATTGATAACAGTTCATCAGCGGCATCGAAGTCATAACTATTTGCAGCAGCAAACAGGTTTGTTCGTACCTTTGATGCTGATACCCATTCTTGGAAAGCAGCATTAGAAGCAATATCCATAAAGTCTGGATGTCGGTCACGGAGCTTTGAAATAGTTTCTGCTTGCTTCATCTGAAGAGCAGCTAGTTCAGCCTCTTTAACCTTAGGATGATTCTCAATCGCCTTTGCCATAGCCTTTTTAGGATCGGCAAAGAAATCTTCCTCGTCAACATCTTCCTGCGGTTGCTGTTTCCCTGAAGTTTGAGCCTTGATAAACTCGTCCACAATCTTGCGAAGTTCACCGACTTCACTGCCCTGTCGCCCAATCAGCCTTTCAGCTTCCTGGTGCATCCTGGCAATCTCTTTGATGTCTTTGTTCCTGTATTTCTCAGGAAGATCATCTTCAGTCTCTTGAGCAACTTCTTCTTGAACCTGCTCTACGAGTTCTTCGGTTTGTTCGTCTTGCGGATCAACACTCTCTTCAATAAATTCAGCCATATTAGTCTCCTGAGCTTAATAGCTTTTTAGGAAGAACACTTTTAACACTTTAGGGAGGTTTTCCTTATCCCTGTCCAATACCCATCTTTGCTTCATACTTCATGTGAGATTCCCTACGTCTTATCCAAGCATCGGAGGCAGTAGGAAAACCACTGTCACAGCCATCTAAGGCTATTCTTGGTGCTGATAGCAACTTAGTTGCTTCATTACCACAGTGTCGGCAGGTGACGCTCATAACATCCCTGTCAACAAAGTATTCTTCTTTGTGGCCCTTGGCACACTCAAAGTCATTAATTATCTTCATCGATTAATTCCTCGTACGCTTGCTCTGAAAGAGTTTTAAGGTTCAGTAGGTAATTAATCATGTCTACTTGCCCCTTCGTATACCAGAGTTCCTCGATGGTACTTATCTTGGCTAAGTCTTCGTACCCTTTTTTAAGGTTGTCGAAGTCTTCTATTAACTCAGTCCAGCCAATATGGGCAAATAAATCAAATCTTCGTTCGTAAAACTTCTCTAACTCGTCTTTGTCCAAGCGTTATCTCCATAGTGAGCGCTTACTAACTTAATAATTGCATTGTACCACATCTGGAGAATCTTGTCAAGTCTTTTTTGAATTATTTTTGACGAGAAGATAATACTTGTAACTGAGCGATCTCACGCTTAGTATTAATATCCTTATCCTTCAGCGCTAACTCAGTTACTTTGACACGCTTCTCAAACTCTTTAGTAGGATCAGTAGCATCAGAGAGATACTTAGATGCTGATGATGCCACCTTAGCCTGTATCTCTGCTGGCTTGAGTTGCATATCCACCATTTCACTCTGTGCTTTAGCCTGCTTGAGTTGAATATCAGCCTGCTTATCAGCCATGTCCAACTGTGCTGCCTGCATCTGCATTTGTTGCATCATCTGATCTTGCTCTGAAGGCTGTGACAACTCTTCTAGCTGCTTAATCAGTTCTTCACGATTCTCTAAGCCACTATTCTCAATAATAGCCTTGAGGATGATCGGAGTAATCTTACTATCAGGGCCAAGAGTCTTCAACAGATTAATGAATTGTACCTGCTCAAACTCTCTAGCGATAATACCAAGGTGACTTGTCGGTATAAATGTAAAGTCACGGACAGGATACCGATCAGGATCAAACTGCATATAGCGATGGGCAGACTTGGTGATGAACGGAATTAAGAATTGCTCTTGGAAGTTCACCAGCGTACGCTTAGACTTCTTAATGATAGCCATCAGAGCAGGGTTAGTGCCATAACCTTCTGCTGAACTACCTGTGGCAGTGATAGCGCTACTATCGATAGTGCCAGTAGCCTGTAGCAGCATACGCTCAAACTCTTTAGCGGTGGCTAGATTGTTGGGATCTAGGTTACCAAACTTAAACGGCTGTAGAATCTCTGCTGGATTACCGTTAGTAAGGATGGTCTTGCCTGGACGCACCTCAAACTTAGCACCACGAGGCAGTCTAGTAGCATCCATAGCCATCATAGGTACTGTTGTCAGTGCTAGGCTGTCTAGGTGGCTACGAACTTGGGCATCAATAGCACGCTGCATATTGTAGCCCTTCTCAGCCACGCCACGGCCCCAGAAGCGATTCGGCATACTATCGTTCTGGAATGCTACCAGAGGCCGATCCTTCATCATATAGGGGCTTTCCTCGGCCTTTAGCAGGTGCTGGTCATTAGCGATGACGATAATGGCTTCTACAAGGTCAGAAAACTCTGCCAAAGTGTAGTTCATCTCGTCACCAGCCTCACCAAGCAGATCAACCATGTCTGCTTCGTCACCTTTTTCTAGCAAAACACGAGGAACTAGGCCATAGTAGCGTAGAAGTTTGACTTTATCGTTCTGATATTCGATGTCTTCCTGCACTGCTTCCAAATCTTCATCAGAAACAGCGCTACCAACATCCTTTTTCATGAAAGAACCATCTTTCATAGCCTGAACAACGCTATGAATAGACACAAACTCTTCCACAGCACAGCCTAAAGCATCAGGAATAGTGCTGGCATTGGGGTCAATGAGGAAGTTCTTAGGGTGAATTGGTCTTAATTCAACAGCAACACGCTCTTGCTCTATCACACCGATAGATGCCATAGGCATACCAGGGATGGGTTGCGTTGCTGGAATCAGTTCTTTCTTGTTTGCTACAACAATTTCACCGATACCAGTGCCATAAACAGCAGCAAGCAACACTACATCAGAGATGGACTTGCGTACATTATCCTTTTTGAAGTCCTTCATCAACTGACGCTTCATTACTTCAACATCAGCAGGGTCTTGGTCATCATCGATAATGTCGAAGAACTTCTCACCACGACCAAAAATGGCTTCATCAATCTCAGCAGAGAAGGTTTCGATGGCTTGCTGAAGCATCGGTGTCACTATCTTAGAGCGCTCAGTGTCTCTGGTGGAGTCAGCGCCATCCCAGATACCACGCCATAGGCGCTCATACCTGTCCCAGTCTTCGATGTAATTACCTTCTTTGTGCGAGCGCCACTGTTCGCAACGTCCAAGTACCCAGTCTGCTAGTGCTGATGTTGTGTTTGCCATTGTTGTTCCTTATTTAGTAACCTACTAAAGCATCCATCGGTTGCCAATCATCTTCATCAAAGTCTTCAATGGATACATTCTTTGCTAACTGTCCTACATAAGACAATGCATCAATTAAGTCATCATGGACTTGTGTTGATGGGAACATAAGATACTGGTCAATGAACTCAGACCAATCCTCTTTCTCATTTAACACAATCCTTCCATGCTCAAAGCTACCCTGTAAACTCCACATAATCCTGTCAGTCTTCTTCTGATTACCGTGGGTTAATTCCTCAATCCTGAAGTAGGTGCTATAACGCCTCATAAGCGTCTCTAGCGGCCCTAGGACAGCCTGCCTAGCCATCCCCTTCTCTAGACCAACAGCAACAGGGTTATACTCTTTTACATTCTTTAGAATCCGCATGGCAGTCTCATCAATAGGCCATCTGCCATACTCAATCTTATCTACAAACCATTCACCATCATCACTAACCTTGACCACCGCTATAGCAGAGTGGTCTAGGCGCTTATCAGCAGCAGTGCTGGCATTCCTGACATCCTTGAAGCCTGCTAAGTCTATGGCTATGTACCAACTGCCTTGGCTAGGTTGACTGCCATACTTTAGCCAGTCTTCTTTAAATAGTCCTGTTCCACTGTTGGTGAATGATGCCAGGAACTCTTGGTTAAAGTGGAATGTACTTAGTGTCTGCTTTGCTGCTTCAATCTCTTCTGGATCAATGGTAGGGTTATCATTGGTGGTTAGATGCCAACTCTTCCAATCCTTATACTTACCACTCTCACCAGTCTTGTATGCGTCGTAGAACCAATTCCTGCCATCAGGTGTACTTATCAGAACAGCCTCACCTTTTAAGTCAGACAAGGCAGGTCTGATAATCTTAGTAAACAAGTCTTCTTTTACAAACGCTGCCTCATCAATAACAGCGAAGTACAGCTTCAATCCTCGTAGCGCATCAGGGTTCTCTGATGACCTAATATGAATCTTTCTACCAGTGACAAGCGTTATGTCTAAGTTATTTATGTGTGCATTCTTTATTAACTTCCCACCTTGGGCTAACAAGGCATCCCAGGCGATCTGCCTAGCCTGTCCCAGTGTTGGTGCTACGTAAACCACAGCAGAGTCCTCTGGAGCTTCTAAAGCCCTTGCTAGCAGCATCTTGATAGCGAGGTTACTCTTACCACATCGTCGACCAGCAGCAATGACTTTAAAGCGATGTTTGTCTTGCCACACTTCCAACTGCCAGGGTAGTAGACTCCAATTAATCTCCATGTTTTGTCCCTACCTCTACATCAACAACATCATCGCTTGTTTGTATTTGCGGTGTGTTCACGCCTGTAATGTTAATGACAATCCCTTGTGTTCCATTACCACCTTCACTTTTGTTCTCAAAATAACTAATAGGTAGCGAACGATCTAGACACATCTTCATTGCAGCTATTTGATGCGGATGACCATCTGTAAGCGCCATCTTAATTAAAGTCTCTATCATGCGGTCGCCAGAAGACACAAGCATTCTAGCGCATAGTTCTCTGGCTTTCTGATAATCGCCAGCAGGTCTTCCTACTTTACCAGGTTTTAACTTGGCCTGGATCTCTGATTTATTAGGCCTGCCTACTCTTGTTCGTTGTGTCTCATAGCGCTTCTTCTTTTCTTTTAAGACAGTCTGCCCAGGTTCAGAGACAGGGCTAACAGTCTCGACAGAAGAGACACCACCATTATCAGTATTCATTTTAAATTATCTTTCTATGACGAAAGGTTTTTAGTGAAGACATATTACTCTATATAGTTATCACCGTCCCCTTAAAATCTTATTACTTAGTTAGTAATTATTAATTATTGCTGATTGAAGGGTTTCCGATGTAAATGCTTCTTTATC